GAAATACTACTATCTAGACAAGAGTAAAATTAAGTGCCCTCGTTGTCAGAGTCCGATGACTCCCGCAACATCCATTAACGGGGGAGCGTCAACAGACTGGCTAAAGTGTAGTCAAAAAGGATGCCATACGTATTACGACACCGCCATTCCGATGCCCCATCAAGCGTATATACTTAAAGATAGTTCGCCGAAGCTCGGGGTGTTCGGAGGATACGGCTCGGGAAAAACCTACACGACTTTAAAGTCAGATGAAAAACACATTCTTAACACTCCCAACGGGGAAACCTTGATTGGTGCGGACACGTTGGTGCAGCTTGAAAACACGCTGAAAAAAGATTTCGAAAAAGATTTCCCTCTCGACTTTGTCCGTCGGTATAATCGGCAAAAGAATATGATCACCTTTATTAATGGTCATACATTGTATTACCGACATCTGGCGGACGAAGGGGACATCCGAAGTTATAACTTAACCAGAGCCCATATCCTAGAGGCATCTGAAGTTAAGCACGACAGTTACATTCAGTTGCAAACACGTCTAAGAAATACCGCAGCGATTGAATACAAAACAAACGAAAATAATGAACCGGTCATTGAGTATAATCCGATAACGAAACAACATCATAAAAAAGAAAAGCTGAACTGGATTCAACTCATTGTTGAGTCAAACCCTGACTCGGGATGGATTAAAGAAGACTTTTTATTAAAGTCTACAGAAGTTCATGTTCACCACGACAGCAAACAAAAGTATCATTTAAACCCACACTTTGTAGCGAAAGATACTCGCTCGCATATCATTCCGTCCAAAGCCAACATCCATTTGCCGGAAGACTTTATTCCAAGTTTGGAAAAAGGAAAACCTGAGTGGTGGGTCAAGCGATACTTAAAAGGCTCGTTTGATTATGCTGAAGGTCTGGTCTACCCACATGCTACGGATCAAATTATCGATGACTTTGACATACCGAAGCATTGGCCACGAGTCATTAGTATGGACTACGGACTTAACGACAACACACACTTTATCTTTTCAGCGATTGACTTTGAAGGCGAGCGAAACGGAAAGCCAGCGGTCTACGCTTTTAAAGAGATTGTAATTAACGATGCAAGCATCAGTCAGATTGCGACCGTTTATAAAGAACAAATTCGAAGACATTTGCCAAACGGTCGGTTGTACAAGACTCCCGTCATGGACGGACGAAGCTATTCGCAACGGACCAGAACCAATGACAAAAAGACCATCGGGACATTGTTCCACGAAGAAGGGTGCTTCTTTAAACCCGCACAGATGGATCTAGATGCCCGGATTATGAGAACCAACGACTTTATTAATAATCAGCAAATGTGGTTTTTTAAAGAAGGAGTTTCTCGTTTAATTGAAGAAATTAAAAACTATAAGTTCCCCGATAAAAAACTTAATAACAGTACTAACACAGACAAACCTGTGGATAAAAATAATCACGGCATTAATGCGCTCGAGTTTCAAGTAATGGAATTACCGTATCAGTTAAAATTTTCTACGAGCCGAGTGTACGCTGCGAATCAACCCGTTAAAAGAAAAGATAATTCTTGGGATCCATTAAGCCACAATGAATCAAATGGCTTTCAAGGTTTCGGAGAAGTATTTGAGGTGACAGATGGAAATCCTTGGTAACTTAATACTCATTACCATAACGTCCAGTTTAATATTGGGTGCTTACCTATTAGGTAAGAAACAAAATACAACCAATCAATTTACGATTGAGATACCTGAAATAAAAGTGGTAATGCCTACGGAAGTAACACAAGCGCCAGAGAACAATAACCGAGCGGTTCAACTCCAAAAAGATTACGAAACGTTTTTAGAAGAGCAACATAAAGAACAATCAAGGTTACCAAACGAACGAAAAATTTTGAGTGACGTAAATGAAACAGTCAACAGCATTTACGAGGCGTTCTTAAATGGAACTCCAATTGAGGAGGAACGTGATGAAGCATGATGAATTTGTAGAAAAGTTTGGATACGAAGTTGGAGAAGTTGACCAGCTTCTTAAACTTTTTAAAACACAACGTTCCCGTAAAGAACGTGTTTGGCGGATGCTGGATGCGTATGACAGCGGTGAGTTTTGGGATACGATTAAAAACCGTTTACCTAAACACCAAATTATTCCAGATACTAATCATGTCTTTTATGTGAAAGACAATATTGTTAACAGTATATACGCTGCACCTTACATTGCAGATGTATTGCCAAACGATCCAGGAGACCAAGAAGAAACTAGAGTTATTAATAAATTTTTAGAATACGAATATAACCGACATAACTTAGGTGAGAAACAACTTAAGATTGGGACACGAGCAGCGTTGTTAAACTGCGGCTTTTTACAACTCGGTTGGAATTCAGATACGAGTTTTAAAGTCGGAGACCAAACTAACAAAGGTGAGATTGAAGTCACCCCTCGGGATCCCATGGCGGTATTGCTTGACCCGAACTATGATAACTTTCAAGATGGTCGGGCTTTATTTATTTTAAGTGAAGATAGTTATGAATCGATTGTAGCTCGGTATCCGGATGCTCGAGAAGAAGTTGACGAAATGGTTCGCCGTAATAAACAAGATGAGATTGCGGTGGTCAATCCTGTTAACCAACTCGACATTGGTAAAGGCTACTTTAATAAAGACGTTCATCCTACTGCTGAAGGAATGCTTCCTGTTTACATTGCGTTTAGACGGGTTCCTAAAGATAACGGTGGTGAACGAATTGATCAAATTATTTATACGACTAACTACATTGTACTCCAAGCGAAAAAAGATATTAAGCCCAGTTACTTTCCGGTCGTCGGTCTTTATTCTACCCCTCCAGAAAAAGACGGTTACGGAATCGGTGTGGTACAGCGTATACTGAAGAATGCGATGACATTGAACATTCTTGATTCAATCTCCGTGACTCACGTATACGCTTCACAACGAACCCCTACCGTTTTGGATACACGAACCGGGCTTAATCCGGCAAGGGTTGCCCAAGAGATTAACAACCCGGATCGTGTGTTCGCTATCAGCGATGGCGACGTATCTCGGGCATTGCAAAAACTGGAGTACCCTGCGTTACCCGCCAACTTAGAATATATTAAAAGTTCTTTAGAACAAGCGATTGAAAAGATTACGGGGGTCGACCAAAAATACATTGGACGAGATACCGCATCGGTTACGACAACCGGTGGTATGGAACGTTTACAATCTCGTGTTAGTATGACCGACAATACTCGAATTAATTTAATTGAAAAATATGCTAAAGAATTAACTCGTATGATGATGGACTTTTATATTCATTTTGGAGGCACACGATATTTTGCAACCAATCCAGAATATATGGAAGAACAAAAAGAAGCATTAGAAATTGATTTTAATAAATACAAAGGCAGATATAATGGCACGCATCAATTTAGTTATCATATTGAAGCAAGTCCATTACTTCCTAAAAACCGGGCACGACTTGCAGAAGCAGCAAACTTAATTATGCAAGTTCAAATGCAATACCAAGGTCAGGTTGAATTACTAACCCCAGAAGAATGGTTGTTCTACCAAGACTTCCCACAAAAAGATATGATTCTTGATCGTATGAAACTCGATAGACTTAAAGACGATTACGAAGAAATATCAAGTGAAATTGCCAGCTTTGGAGCCATGACTGAAGAAGGAATGCGTCCAGAAGCAGCGGTAGATCAACTTGCCCAGGAACGTAAAACAAAACGTGAACCGGGCGTTATGAGAAAACAACTACAAAATATGTAAACTTGTAGTGTATAATTAATGGTGTTAAAGCGAAAGCTTTAATATATACAAATCATATCCCTCTATAAATCTCGCCAATTTATAGGAAAGGAGTATCAGGCAGTGGACAATAATATCCAAGACCAGCTCAATCGAGTTGCGAATGAAATTGCAGGTACAGAAGAAGAAACTCAGGAAAGCTTAGAAAGCGCCGAAGAAGTCGTGGTTGACGAACCAGAAAATAACGATGAATCGGATAGTATTGAGTCTAACGAAGAAGTACCAAAAGAACTACCAGAAGATGAGCGTAAGCAAGCAGGTGCATTTGCTGCAATGCGTAAACGCTTAAAAGAGTTGGAGGAAGAAAACAAAGTATTAAAAGTTTCTTCATCACCTTCACCAACTCAGACTGAAGAAAAGTCACCACCTTCAGTTAAAGGATCCAAAGAAGATGAATATGCCGAATTAGTTAAAAGGCTAGAAGAAGTTGAAAATTACAATAAGAAACTTCAAGAACAACAAGTTCAAAGTAAAGTGGCTTATGATGTAATGGAACTTCAAAAAGCGTATAACCTTAATCAAGATGAATTAGCAGAGTTTGCTGATCAACTTGAAGAAAAAGGATATGACTTAACTAATATAGGCATGCCATTAAAAGATATGTATGCAGCTATGAACTTTAACAAGTTGGTAGCTAAAGAAGTAGAGCGTGTGAAAAAAGAAGTGTCAGGCACAACAAATTATGAGCAAGCCCCCTCGACGGGTCCAAAAGAAACCGGTGCTAAACCCACCAAAGCTAAAGATGATTTGTTAGGCACTCTTCGCCGAGTTGCTTCTAAAATTCAGTAACACCCATAAAAAAAAATAAAACTATAAAACCTATAGAGGAGTGATTTGTTATGAGTACACCTACTAGCTTAGTGGCACTAGCGGAACGTGTAGGAATCAACAGTATGGTTGGTCTTATCAATGAAGACGCCAAACAAAATTTAGACCTTGAGTCTTTCCAAGCAAAACTTTATTACGATCAAATGATGCTCGAGAAAATTAAAATCGGGCAAGAAAATTATGTATTCTTAAAATATGCTAAGATACATAATATCCCCAAAGGGCATGCGACTTGGACCATTCGTCGTAATTTCCCACTCACCGAACACACAGTACCATTACTCGAGGGTATTCCACCTCGTTCTGACAAAGTGAAAAAAGAACGTATTGAAGGAGTATACTTACAATACGGTCGTTATATGGAATTCACTGATCGGATCGAGTGGAAATTACTTGACCCTATCGTAATGGAATATGCTGAAGAAATGGGAGACGTAGCTACTCGTACAATGCATCGTTTAGCTCGTAAAGAACTTCTTAACTCAGCTGTACAAGTGTTTGCTAACAACCGTGCAAACGTTGGCGAATTAGAAGTAGGCGATAGCTTAGGCATTGCTGACTTCCGTTTAGCAGCACTTAAAATGGCTCGTTTAGTTGTTAAACCTATTGGTAGCGTGTTCAACGTTATTACCTCTGAAGAACATTTCTGGGACTTAATGAAAGACCCACTCATTGTTGAATACTTAGGTTCTAACATGGGATTACCACACTACAAAGATGGTACCCTTCCAGAATTATTTAATATTCGTTTTGAAAAAACTATGCTCGATGACTTTGCGTATGGTTATGAATTAGCGAATACAGGTGAATGGAAAGATGGCGATGCAGTTAAATGCCGTGTATTCTATGCTAACCCTGCTTATGACGGAGATAATGATCCTTATATTTATTTAAATATTGATGCTGATCCTTTCCGTAAAGTATATGTAGCTGAAGAATACAAATCAGCAAGTTCGTTTAACCCTCCATTCCAATATCGTTCTCAAGAAGAAGGTCTTGGAGATCTTTCTGGAGAAGAAGATGCAAGTGAAACTTATAACCGTTTAAGCGATGGTTCATGGGTTCCAATTCGTACCGTTTGGAACTTAGATCCATTAACTCACTTTGGCGCTGATTTAACCATTACTAATGGAAAAATCGATGTATCAAGTGCAGTTGCTGAAGATCCTATTTTTATTGCTACTGATGGTAAAGTAAGATGGGGACACGCATCAACCGGTCCTGTATTAGGAACATTACCTGTTGATGATGATGACAACGTAAGTGCAGCTGAATTGAACACACTTCTTCCAGAAATTAAACAACTCCCTGTTCACCAAGCAATTATGTTAGGTGCTGATGCGTTAGCACAAATCGAAGTTGCAGGTGAAGGCAACGTTCAAATGTTCGTTAAGCCTAAAGGTTCTGCTGGGGTTCTTGACCCTATTGACCAACGTCAATCGATTGGTTTCAAAATTAACACTATCGGATTTAAATTGATTCGTGATGAAGCATGCTGGGTATTCAATCATGTTCCAACACAAGCCGTTGCTACAGCTGGTATTAGTTCTGTAGATCCTAGCGCAATGGGTCGTTTAGGTATTTACTAAAATAATACGAAAGCGAGGAATATTGAGCTATGGCTCAAGATAAAAATGTAGCTGAAGAATCTGCTATCTTAGAAAAAGGAAAAACAATTCAACCTGAAGAAGACTTAATTTCGAAAGTAATTAGTCAAACCACTTCAAAAATTCTTACGGAGTTAATGCCTTATTTACAAAACAATGGGGCACAAAGAACGCCACAAGAAATTGAGAAAACTACAAAACAAGTTAAAGAACGTGTAATAAATCAAATGAACTCTGAGTATGACCGTGTTATTAAAGAGAATAAACAATTTATGACTCGTTTAGCACAGGCACCTAAATCTGATTATAGAAATATTCGGATTCCTCAAGTTTATAGAAAATACTTCGGTTCTCAAATGGTAGTGGGTTTAAATGGAAGTTTTGTTACCGTTCCTATTGATGGTAGATCGCACCGTGTGCATAAAGACTTTTATTCTATTATTCAACGTAAATTAGAATATGAAGATAATAAAATTTCGCATATGGAGCAAACCGAGTTCACAGATGTTATAGAAACAGACCGTGAAAGTCTTGGTACTTAAAAAGTATGGGGAGACTTTGTGTCTCCCCGTATTATTTTATATTGGAGGTTTGCATGACAATACGTGAAATGGTTAAACGAGTTAACACTTTAACGGGACAAGGCATCTACAGTATAGATGATTTGCTACCGTATTTTGACGAAGCTATTGATGAAGTCAACGATATTTTAAATAGTAACTTGCCTCCAATTTCTGCTATTTTTAACAATGACTTTAGCAAAGAAGAATATGAAGAAGAGTTAGACTTTTTTAATCAAAGTTTAGATAATCAATACACACGAATTCCTGATACATATATTCGTAACTACATTTGTTACGAAGTTTCTTTTAGGATCCTTAGAGACGAAGATGAAGATCCAGAAGTATATAATTTAAGAGCAGGACACGCACATAAATGGTTACGTAAAATACAAAGTAACCTAGGGGTATACACAATGAGTGTAGGCGATACTATACTTGTTAATGATGATGTTACAGATGAAATGCTTGATGATCAGTTTTACAACCCATACTTTTTGGGGGATGATAAATAATGCCAGTTAATGCTTATAAATCGTCGTCAACACGAAGAATATTTACAAACCTTCCTTTTAAAAGAGGAATGCTTTATGATGATTTAACCATTAATGAAAACATGTCTAAAGTGATTGCTAATTTAGACATACCGAGCAGTGGTGACTACGCACAACCTAGACCTGCATTTGTTAACGCAGCGATAGATACATTTTACAAAGTAACACTTAACTACCCTACTGTTATTCTTAAACAAAATACTTCGCTTGCTAAAACATTTATTATTGGTTTTGAGCAAACCGTAAATGAAAATAACTATGTTAATGACATTGTAAATAGCAATGGTCCTTTAACAACACCTAAAAACTTTGGTATTAAAATATTACAAAATCAAACCGGCTTTGAAGAACGTGAACGCAGAGACGGTGTTTTTTTAATTAAAGATATTTTAAATGTATTTGACGGGGATACTTATGAGTTTGTTGTTAGTAAAACAGATGATGGTGTTAACTTTTTTGATTTTGCATTACGAGTTAGATTACTTGGAATTGATACACCTGAACTGGGTCCAGTATTTGAACCGTTTTCAGATGTTGCTTTAGCATTTGTACTTGAGTTACTTAAACCTCCGCAAGAATCACAAACATTTGGAGAGTTTACAATTATTAACAGATACATACAATATGAGCCAGCAACCGTAAGTACAGATAGAAGCGACAGGCAACGTGCGTTAGCGTATGTAATATTAGAAATGGTAGACGAAGAATTTAACACATACTACTATACGTTAACAGAATTATTATTAAAAGCAGGGCTGGGCGTCATACAAGCAGACCCTGATTATATTTATTATGATCGTTTTATTGAAGCGTACGAATACGCTAAAGAAAATGAATTAGGCATTCATCCTTTAGAAGAAGTTGAAGAAGTTATAGAAGGTGTGCCGGGCTGGGATCCATTATCAGATCCAGTTATCGAACCTATTGAAGGCGAAACTGAAGTTCGTATTATGTACGACGAACAAACACGTAAACACGTACATTTAAAACGGAATTTAAAATAGAAAATGACACAGGCTATCCTGTGCTTTTAGTCGTACAAGTCGGAAGTCAAACAAGACAAGTTGCATTACCGAAACAAGACGGCTCTCAAATAGTTATTTGTCGATGTTGATTATCGCATAAGAGCACGGTTTTTTATAGCCAACCAACAACTCGAACAAAATCCAAGTGAGTGGACCGAATTATTTTTAGGAAGAGCTACACTTAATTTAGATACAACAACATTGTCTGATAGTTTGTTAGAAATTGTAGAATCATTATCCGACGGATTTGAATATCGTTTAGAACAAAACTTTATGTTTTCTTTATTTATTAGAGCAACGTATTTAGATGAAGTATTGTTTGAAGGATTTTACAATCCAGACGATGTTATTACAGGAACTTACACAAGCCCTAATTGGCCAGTATTTGCTGAAGAAAACGTGTTTATTAACACACGATATGAAACACCCGCTAGTTTAGGGGCTATTCGTAGTGTAACAATTACGACGATTTTAGAAACACAAGGTAAGTCTCCTATTTTAGAAGAAGTAAATATAAACGGTTTAAATTTAACTTTTAAAGTTACGAACGAAAATAATTTTGACACTACACTTTTATTAGTCGTTTCTGGTCCAGATGATGAAACAATTACACTACAGCCAGAAACAATTAGTGCAGAGGATGATGTTACAAAAACAGTAGGAGTAGATAAATATAGTACAGCGTATCAAGTAACCGCTACGTTTAGAGATATAAATGAACCTAGTATTTTAAGCGGGTCTACTTCTATTATTATGATTACAGGTTTACAGCCTGCAAACATTACAGCTAGTTTTAATACGGCAGGAGGATCTGCTAATCCGACATCTCAATCTGGACCTCCTCCTTTAACAGTAGATGCTCC